CCTGTTAGTAAACTAACAGAGACTCAATACTTATGCAAAAAGAATTATGCTATTCATTATAGATACAATACTAAGACTGCCGAGTATGTTGTAGAACATATTACATTGGCAAACATTACTGGGCCTGCTAAACGTAAAGATGATTTTAGACCGGACTTAGAATTGCCCGAAAAACATAGAAGTGTATTATCCGATTATGCGGGGCAACCATATGACAGAGGACATTTATCCCCAGGAGCAGATAACAACGCAAATGATATTTACATGAGCGAAAGTTTCTTTCTTAGCAATATGGTACCGCAAGTTCCAAATCACAATAGAGGCATTTGGAAACAATTGGAAACCGCAGTACGTACTTGGGTAAGAGAAGGAAAGGACATTTATGTAGTTAGCGGAACGACATATTCTGCCGAATATCTTAAAATTGGTAAAGGTGAAGTAGGTGTACCAACAGGACTATGGAAGGTAATTATTGATGCGAAAACTAATAAAGCAATCGCATTTGACTTCCCTAATGCTCCTTTGCCTGTAAAAGATTTGCCTAAGTATGCTACAACTGTTAGAGCAGTTGAACAAAAAACGGGGTTAAATTTTCATCCAAAATTGAAAGATGATTCTGTTGAAACGATCGCACCAAATTTGGCAGAATGGACGGGAATACAATAAATGAAAACACTTATTACACTATTTTTAAGTATATCTTTAATTGGTTGCACATCGATTAAAGATAAAGTTCCTAGTTTCTGGGACGATAACCAAAGTAAAATAAGCATAGATATACGACAAGAAATTAATCATTTAAATTGTACTCAACCGCATTTACCACAAATTGAAAAAATACAAAGTAAGATCGAGTGGTTTATATTATACTCCGAAAGTAAACAAACCAAAGATGTATTAAAATTGTTAAATCCTATGTCCGAAACTTTGGGGGATTTTTATACTCGAAGTAAAGAAAAAGAAGGTAGTGAAACTTATTGCAACTTGAAAAAGAAAGTATTGTCGGCTCAAGCAAAATTGATAGCAGAAACTATACATGGGAGATTTTAAATGGACTTAAAGGAAATTGCAAAATGCGGACAGCCTTGGGCAGAAGAAAAGGCTAAAATTGCATTAGAATTACAGGAGCAATATAATGCTAAAACCATTTCGAAAGATGAATATGTGGAGTTGATCGAAGATATGGCAAGAATGGAATCGTTGGATGAGGTTTCTTCTGATATGAAATTAAAAACGGCTTTGGTAACCGCGCTCTTTGTTTTAGTGCAGATAGTATAGACAAGCGCAAATTTAGAATATATAATGTAGTATTATAAGGAGTTTATATGTCGTTACTTGAAAAATTGAAAAAGAATTCTACAATTAAAGAAACTGAAGTATTAAATAAATCCAAATTTTTTGGTAAAAAGGATATGATCCAAACATCTGTTCCTATGGTGAATGTTGCCCTTTCGGGAAGTTTAGAGGGCGGGTTGACTCCAGGATTAACTGTGTTTGCAGGGCCATCTAAGCATTTTAAAACTGCGTTCTCTTTGTTGTTGGCAAAATCTTACTTGGACAAATATGAAGATGCTGTTGTACTGTTTTATGATTCTGAGTTTGGTAGTCCTCAGTCTTACTTTGATTCTTTCGGTATTGACACCTCCCGAGTTCTACATACTCCAATTACCGACATTGAACAGCTAAAGTTTGATATCATGTCTCAGATTAACAATCTTGAAAGAGGTGATCATATTATCATCGTTGTAGATTCAGTTGGCAATCTTGCTTCTAAGAAAGAAGTTGATGATGCGTTGGAAGGAAAGTCTGTCGCGGATATGACTCGAGCAAAACAGATGAAATCTTTGTTCCGAATGATTACACCGCATTTGACTATTAAAGATATTCCTATGGTGGTTGTAAATCATACGTATGCTGAGATTGGTTTATATCCTAAGCAGATCGTTTCCGGTGGCACAGGAATATATTATTCGGCGGATAATATCTTTATTATTGGGCGGCAGCAGGAGAAAGATGGTACTGAAATTACAGGGTACAATTTTATCATCAATGTTGAGAAATCTAGATTTGTACGAGAAAAATCTAAAATCCCAGTAGAAGTACTGTATGAAGGTGGAATTAGTAAGTGGTCTGGTCTTTTGGATGTGGCATTGGAGGGCGGATTTGTAGTTAAACCCTCAAATGGTTGGTATTCTCTTAAAGGTGAAGAAAAGAAATATCGCAAAGCAGATACATACACAAAAGAATTTTGGATGCCGGTATTGACCTCCAAAGATTTTAGAGACTTTATTGAAAATCGTTATCAAATGGCTACAGGCGATCTGATGTCTAGCTCGTTTGATGATGTTGATTTAGAAGAGGAGTTTACAAATGCAAGTGAAGTATGAACCTTGGCAATTAGTAAAAGAGGATAAAGAATATTGGGGAGTTAGAATTCTTGAGGGAAAATTTAATGAATTGGCTCTTGCGATAAATGATGTTAAAATGACAGAAGATGATAGTGTATCTGTAGACTATGACATTATTTATTCTCTATTACCTATAGAAGAAGTTACTGAAAGTCAAGAATTCAATGATACTCTATCTTTTATTATCCAAGACATTTTAGTAAAGGCTATGAATGAGCACGAAAATCGAAACAGTAATACTGCAAAACTTAATACATGATGATGAATACATGAGGAAGGTAATCCCGTTTTTGAAGCGGGATTATTTTTTAGATACAAATGATAAAATTATTTACGACAAAATTACTGCGTACATTGATGATTACAATTCTTTACCTTCCAAAGATGCATTAGTTATTTCGATACAGAATGATAAAAATTTAAATGAGGATCAATATTCAGATGTTTTTAATTATGTTCAGCAATTAGAAGCAACTGATCATAACAAAGACTGGTTGTATAAAGAAACAGAAAAATTCTGTAAGGATAAGGCAGTTTATAATGCAATTTTAACTTCGGTTGCTATTTTAGACGGCAGAGACAAATCTAAATCTGAAGATGGAATCCCTTCTTTATTGCAAGATGCACTAGGTGTATGTTTTGATAATAATGTAGGGCATGACTATATTTTGAATGCGGATAAGCGATATGAGTTTTATCATAAAGTCGAATCTCGTATACCTTTTGATTTAGAATATTTTAACAAGATCACTAACGGCGGAATGCCGAATAAAACATTAAATGTGGTCTTAGCTGGAACCGGTGTGGGTAAAAGTTTATTCATGTGCCACGTAGCAGCAGCTGCCCTAAGTCAAGGCAGAAATGTTCTGTATATTACACTAGAAATGGCAGAAGAAAGAATTGCGGAACGTGTTGATGCGAATTTGATGAACATTACAATGGATCAATTAAAAGAATTACCTAAAGCCTTATTTGATAATAGAATGGATAAGATCAAAGGTAAAACGCAGGGCAATTTGATTATTAAAGAATATCCTACTACAGGTGCACACGTTGGACATTTTAAATCCTTATTAAATGAGCTACAGCTAAAACGGCAATTTAAACCCGATCTTATTATTATCGACTATCTGAATATTTGCGCAAGTTCAAGATTAAAAGCAAGCGCAGGCGTTAATTCCTATACGTTAGTTAAATCGATCGCAGAAGAGCTTAGAGGTCTAGCAGTTGAGGAAAATGTACCTATTCTAAGTGCAACACAAACTACAAGAACTGGTTTTGGAAATACAGATGTAGAGCTAACGGACACTTCAGAATCATTTGGTTTGCCTGCAACGGTTGATTTTATGTTTGCGCTAATTTCTACAGAAGATCTTGAAAAGATGAATCAACTTATGGTTAAGCAGTTGAAGAATAGATACAATGATCCTACACTAAATAAAAGATTTGTAATTGGTGTTGATCGAGCAAAGATGAAGTTATATGATCTCGAAGAATCTGCACAGAAAAATATTTCAGATTCTGGAAATCCGCAAAGACAATCTTTACCTAAATATGATAAGCCACCGCAGTCTAGAGATAGCATGCAGGCAAATAAAGATATATTTACAGCCAACAAGCGCGATTTTTCAAAGATTAGATTATGAAATCTTTAAAAAGTACTAGGTTGTCTTCTACTAGGTTGCAAAATGCGGAAACCGAAGTATTAGTGCAATTAGATAGCCCGATTGCTATAAGTATTAAGGATATTATACCAATGGGTAAAAAAATTAGTTATGTCGAAGATACTCAGGGATCTGAGGTATCGGAAAAATTTAAAAATGATATGATATGGCAAGAAATCCTTAAAAATACTAAATAAATAAAAGATAGCATATTCGAAAGGCGCAATATGAATCTTACTATACTAGGGGCAAAAGATCGAAAATTAACAAAAATGCTAAGGATGGCGGCAGATTCCTTCGCACATAAGTTACTAACCCCGCAAATGATAAAACATATAACACTGGAAGTGCATATATGTGATAAGTTATCCGCGGGTGCATATTGTACTATTGCAGATGATTTACCGATACCTAGAAAATTTTTAGTAGAGATTCATAGAACAAGAAAAAAGATTCATATGTTTACCGCACTTGCACATGAAATGGTTCATCTTAAACAATGGGCCAGTGGTGAAATGAAGGGTAAGATAAGAAAAACTAAATATATTACTGTTTGGAGAGGCGAAACATATGAGGATGACGTGTCCTATTGGGATCAACCTTGGGAGTTCGAAGCATATGGACTGCAAGAAAGTTTAGTCGCTAAATTTTTAACAGAGCACAATCAATTTAAAAATTTAAGACAGCGCCAAGAAGATTGGTTCGTGTATGATGATCTAGAAAATAGGGATTAAAAATGTAGTTAACTAGGAGTAAAATATGGGAGAACTGATTTTTTCGTTGTATGATCTCATACAAATAGGATTGATGTTGTTAGCTTGCTATTGTTGCAAAGCATACGGATATCAAAAAGGAATTTTGGAAACGCTAGAGTTCTTTGAAACAAATGGAGTAATTGACATACCCACAGAAGACACAATCGAAGAAGAAAAATAACAATCTGTTAATAATACCCTAGAGAAACATTCTGGGGTATTATTTTGGCTAAAAATAGTGCTTGACTTCTTGTCCAAAATATGCTATAATAGAGGTATAGTGAAGGAGCAGATATGAACTTTGTGATAGGACAATCGGTAGCAATTCAAACTAAGATGCGGTCGGTGCTTCTTGGAGAGGATTACAAATTTGTAACATTTACAGGCAAGGTGGTGCCGAACCCAAAATGGGTAGATACCGACTACGTCTGTGTTTTTACCGGTGACCCGAATCACCCTACTTCTGTTATTCATAAAAAATTTATTGTAGGTCATACGTTCTCAGAATCTAGAACAAGTGAACGAATATTTCAGGTCAACTCCAAATCAACCGGTAAGACATATATGGTAATATCGGTAAACGGAACGGTGTCCTGTAATTGTACGGGATATCAATTCCGTAGAAAATGTAGCCATTCCGACAAAGTTAAACAATTTATCCAAAAAGATGAATCAAATGCTTGACTTTCTATCCGAACGGCTATATAATTATGTTGTGGTGTTAAAAAATTGATGTTATTATTTTATTATGGAGATTTAAATTATGTCTAAATTCACAGTTGCCGGTGTTTCTACTCAAAATGGTATTACCAAAGTTCGTTTTGCGAACGACATTGTTTCTCGTACTAAACTGCTTGCGAAGGGCGGCCATTCTCCCCTGGAGCTTGTCCAGTTACCAAATGCTATGACCAAGGCAGAAGCTTGTCAGTATCTGCTTGATCTAGGTGGAGTATTTGCAGGTGATGTTAATCTTATTACAGAGACAATGGGTAAGAAAAACGGTACGCCAATTGTACAGGCTAAAGCAAACACTAAGGCAGTAAAGGCAGTAGCAAAGTCTGCCGCAAAGTCTAAGCCGATTAAAGTTGTTGCGCATAAAGTGCAGGAAGAAGATCTTACGATTACAGAGATCAAAGAATTGGCGGCATAAATAATAGACAATGAACGTGAGTGACGGCGCCCTAGGGCGCTGTTATGTCTTTAAGGAGTAATTATGCTAAATGAAAATGTAACTAAAGTAGGTATCGTTGGGCTAGGTTTTGTTGGTGGGGCAATTGCACAAAATATGCCCTGCGAACTTCGCATCGTAGATAAAGACCTAACAAAATCTACGCACACATATGCGGAATTGAAAGAATGCGATGGCATTTTTGTAAGTGTACCGACTCCTATGAGTTTTGATGGAGTGTGCAATACTTCAATTTTGGAAGAAGTATTAGAAAATTTAAAAGATTACACCAATCCAATTATTAGTAAATGTACTGCACCACCTACGGTGTATACTAAGTTATCAAAACAGTATCCAAATTTGATCCATGCCCCAGAATTTTTAACTGCTGCAAATGCGAAACAAGATTACCAGTATGGTAAATTTGCAGTCATAGGTGGATCTAACAGCGCACATATGGATAAGGCAGAAAGTATTATTCGTATTGGACAGCGAAATTTAATTAGTGTTGCCCGTGTTACAATTGAGGAAGCAGCATTGATGAAATATGGAATCAATACTTTTCTCGCAACTAAAATTGTTTTCATGAACGAATTGTTTATACTATGTAGTAAACTTGAAATAGATTATAATAACATTTCTTCACTAATGAAGCTAGACTCTCGTATTGGATCTACGCATATGAAAGTTCCAGGACAAGATGGTTTAGGATTTGACGGAATGTGTTTTCCTAAAGATACTAGTGCGTTGTATTCATTTGCAAAAGCAAATGGCATTGATATGGAGCTATTGGGACATACAATTGAAGTCAACAAAAAGTTAAGAAAAATTGGTAGCAAATAGTCAAAGAATGTAAAATGCAATGAAGGAACTACTCAAAGTATTACCACTCATTTTATCTAACTTCGGCATAGTAGTTAGGTTGCTTAAGATGCTACCAATGATACTATTGGGGTTGACCGTTGTAGGCGTAATAGGTTACGGAATTTATTATTACATAACAAATTCTAAGGATCCATATAAATGTTTCAATGGTGAAATTTATGAAAAGATGACATTTGATTCTAATGTGTATCAATTCAAAGGCGGATATTGCGTAAATTCAAAAGATTAGGTATTCTTTATAAAATGCTTGACAAAGAAGTAATTTTATGTTAGAATATATTTTAATTTAAGGATTGATGATGAAGCGAAAAATTCAGATCACTGCTCGGAACCCGTTTGTAAAGCTGGCCTTATTTAAAAAGGCGGGTAAACATCAAAAGACAAACAAAGCATTACGAAGAGAATATAAAACGGGCATAGCTCAGTTGGTAGAGCAGTAGACTGTTAATTATTTGGTCTTAAAGTGTTCACGGACGCACATATGTCTGTCACGCATAAAGAAGGGGATCGTTACCCCTTGAGACCGCCAATTTTAAATAGTTGTATATAAAGTTTTTAAAGCGGAAGTGATGTAATGGTAGCCATGCGGGTCTTAGAAGCCCGTGCCGAAAGGCGTGAGAGTTCGAGTCTCTCCTCCCGCACCAAACACCTGGCGTTAGTACAACGGATAGTACAGGGGATTTCTACTCCCTCGATGTGGGTTCGATTCCTGCACGCCGGACCAAATTATTGATTAGGAGATATTATGAGTAATAAGGTTAAAGCTGTTAAACGTACTGCTGTAATATTTGCAATTATTGTATCTGTACTTTTATTGCTTGTTGGATTTTTTGCAGAAGCGTCTGCTCAATTTGTAGCATGGACAATCATTATTGGAATAACCGCGTTTTACTTTTGGTTAGTATATTCTGTTATTTTGAATCAAATAAATTATAGCGATAGTATAAAAGACAAAGAAGTTGAATAGTATAAGGAGTATGGTGTAGGTTAAATCCTACATCCTCCACCAAAATATACTCCGGTAGTGTAATGGTAGCACGACGAGATTTATAACCTCGATTCGCTAGATAGGCGGTTAGAGAAGGTTCGAGTCCTTCCCGGAGTACCAAATTAGAAGGTAATAAATGTTTAAAGTATATTGGACTGATCATCAGGACATGTCGTATGGCAAACAATTTGAAAAAATGACAGAGGCTTTGAAGTTTACACAGGATCTACGTAACGTGTATCAGCGTAAATTTGTTACCATGGTAAGTGAGAACCCTGACTGCACTAGTCTATTGGGTGTGAGCGAAGTTAATGCTGATTATGATTTTAAAAAACGCAGAACCTAACTTATTGCTACTAATTCTTCAAGGCCATAAAAATAGTCTTTAAGTATTTCCAATTCAAGATTACAAATTTTAATACGTGTATTAAAATCTTCAAATTCCTGTTTACGTTGTTTTATTTGAAGTTGAACAACATCTAACAGTATATTGCGATTTTTATTTTTCGAATTTATCCTACGTATAACTTTTTCTAGTTGTAATATATATTGCTCACATACTATAATATTGTTAGCCATATCAACTTTAATTTGATTAATTTGGCCAACCATAATAGTAATTAGATCATCGTTTTCGGGATTAAAATTCGGAACAATTGCATGTAACATTTGTGTGATATGATCTAATGCCGATTGTTTAATATTTTGATTTGAATCCGCTTCACCTAATAGATCATATTCTTTTCTGCGAATAGGATCAATCAGAATTTCGTATGCTAATTTTATGCGTTTGAATACTTCCTCGTCCCCACCTTTGTCGGGATGATGAATTTGCGCTAAAGATCTAAATTTGAGTTTTATCTCATCTTCAGACGCATCAATTGATATTTCTAATTCTATATATGGATTCATGTTAAATATTTTTAAGTATTTATTAGGAGTTAGAATGATATTTGCAACAACCAAGTCTCGCTGGTGTAGTGGCAGCACAGCAGTCTCCAAAACTGTTAGTCGCGGTTCGATTCCGTGGCGGGGCGCCATAGTTTTATTCACATCTTTAATTTTATGTTGTGCCAGTGCATACGCTAAACCGCACAAACATATTAAAAAGAAAAGAATGATTCGTACAGATACTACGAGTGTTCTAGTATTCAATGATACTACAAATACACATGAGTATAATAAGAATGCAAATAAAGTTAGGCCTTTTGCAAGTGTTACTAAATTAATGACAGCAATGGTATCGTTAGATAGTGATAAAGATTTATCTAAAGTGATGCAAATTAATTCGAATGTCGGCGGATCATTACCTAGAAAAAAGAATTTTACCAGATACGAAATTCTAAGTGCTATGCTAGTTAAAAGTGATAATTCCGCGGCAGAGACTTTGGCTAATGCATATCCCGGCGGAAGAAGAATGTTCATAGCACAAATGAATCGAAAAGCTTTAGAGTTTGGTATGATTAGTAGTTCTTTTGACGATCCCTCCGGTATAAGTGCTAACAATCAAGCAACTGCTATAGATATAGGAACAATGGTTGCAAAAGCTGCATCATATCCTATTATACGTGAGATTAGCACAAAGAAACAAATTGAAATTGAAACAAGTTATAAGAAGAAAATTAGAACAATTACGTTAAACAATACAAATAGACCAGTATTATTTGAGTTTAACACCATTGTTGTTAGTAAAACAGGATTTACTAGCCATGCGGGATATTGTCTGGCTTTAGCAGTAGAACGGCATGGTCAAATGTATTCTGTCGTAATACTTGGAGCCAAAGACAAATATGACAGAATACGCAAAGTAGAAGATATTATGTATAATCATATCATAGATAGGCGTAAAAAAGAGCTTGACGCCTAGCGAAAAAGGTGTTATAATTATATTAGACTCTCCTAAAAGACAATGATGAAGCGATTAGATATCCAAGAAGTTAAAGCATTTATAGATATGCAAACACAGGAGACTAAAATCTATCTGGGAGCAGACTCTGAAAGATATAAACGTAACGGTAAATGGTATGCGGATTATACTATAGCAGTAGTAATACACATCGATGGGTGCCATGGATGTAAAATTTTTGGTGAAGTTCAAACAGAAATAGACTACGACGCTAAAAGTAGCAAACCTTCACTTCGTTTGATGAATGAAGTATATAAGGTAGCAGAATTGTATCAAAAACTCATTGACGTAATTTGTGATCGACACGTAGAAATTCATTTAGATATTAATCCAAATGAAAAGCATAATAGCAACATCGTAATACAACAAGCAATAGGATACATTAAAGGTATGTGTAATGTGATTCCGTTGGTAAAACCTAATGCGTTTGCTGCATCATATGCAGCAGATAGATTAAAGTCTGTACTGGCGGTATAATATACGCCCCCTTAGTTAAATGGTATAACAGTTGATTTGTAATCATCAATTGGCAGTTCGATTCTGTCAGGGGGCACCATTTGGGAGATAAATATGGGATTAGTAGAAGCAGGAACTTTTTTGGGAGCAACAATTCTTTTTGGTTTGGGAATTGCAGTCATTGGTGTTGTGGTTATTTTTCTAAATAACATAATCCATAAATTCTGGAAACCTTTGAATTGGTTTAAATTTTTAGATTTCAATGACACAAAAATGTACCCTGTTCGTGTCCATAAAGAACCTACATTTGATGATATCAAACCAACTAAGACTAATAAGGAGTAACTATGGAAAAGACTTTACTAAAAGAAGATGGACCTAAGTGTGGATGTGGTCGTAGTCCGTCGGGGTATTGTATTGGTTGGCATAATTTATCTGAAGAAGCATATGCGGATAAACTAGAACAGTATAAAAAAGATACTGGCGAGTATAATAAGTAAGATTTGCGGGGTTGTCATATTGGTTGTGTCCTAGCCTTCCAAGCTAGTCAAAGGAGTTCGATTCTCCTACCCCGCTCCAGTTTATGAGAAAACAAAAAGACGAATCATATGAGAATTGGTCAGAGAGAGTTCGTCTTTTTGAATATGACATTGCGATCAAACAAATATCTACAGGGATAGATGTGGAAATTGTTTTAGAATCCATGTCAAAAAGAATACAAGTAAAATTGTTACATTTTTTACTAAAAGAAATTAATGAAAACGTAAAAATATATTATGATCCAATTACTTCAAAGAACCGATATGAAGAAACGTATTTACGGCGGACTAAACCTGCTGATCATATTTTGGATAACTAATGCTTGACAATTTTAGTAGAATGTTATATAATATGTTTATTAATTAATGCCCGGGTGGTGAAATGGTAGACACAAGAGACTTAAAATCTCTCGCCGAAAGGTGTGCCGGTTCGAGTCCGGCTCCGGGTACCATTTTTATATGTTAGGAGATTGAGATGAGTAATATGAGCGTAAAAGGAACTAAAACTGAGGAATGTCTGAAGGATGCATTTGCTGGAGAATCAAAGGCAAATCGTCGATATCTATATTTTGCAAACATGGCAGATATTGCAGGCGCACAAGACGTAGCTAGTGTTTTTCGTCATACTGCAGAAGGCGAAACCGGGCATGCGCATGGGCACATGGAATATCTAGTTAATGGAGGATCGGGCGATCCCGAAACAGGGTTGCCCGCAACTAATATTATTGAAGCGCTTGAATCTGCCATCTCAGGCGAGACTCATGAATATACGGATATGTATCCTGGTATGGCAAAGACTGCTCGAGATGAGGGGTTTGAAGAAATTTCAGATTGGTTTGAAACTTTGGCAAAAGCTGAACGTAGTCACGCTGGCAAATTTAAGCGTACACTTGATGCGTACAAAGCAGAAATTAATTAAGTAGAAGGTTTTAGGGCCTCTAGCTCATGCTTGGTTAGAGCAGCGGACTCATAATCCGTTGGTGCCGTGTTCGACTCACGGGAGGCCCACCATTAATAAAGGTAACAAAATGGTAATTTTAAACGTAGAAAATATTGTGGATAAAGGACGGTATACGTCCCAGCTTGCAGCAGAAAAAGCGGGTGGATTATATGATATGGTTTTAATTGCAAGTGCACGTGCTCGCGAATTAAAGAAACATCAATCCGCAGATACTGCCCGCAGTTTAATTAGTGCGGCAATTTCAGATGTAGAGGATGGTATTGCAGGGCGAGAATATTTGATTAAGCATCAAAAAGATATTGTTAGTCAGCATCGCCGTCATAAATGAACAACTTGTAATTGACTTTTTTTAAAAGTCTGTTATAATTGTAATATAGTAAATGATTACTATAATTTTTTTTTATTTTAATGGAGATCATATGTTAAAAGATCGTATTTTGAAAGTACTAAAGTCTGGTCGTCAGTTTACTCCTTCGCAACTCGCAGGGTTGGCAGGTACTACTGAAGATTCAGTCCGTCCTCGTATTAGTGAACTTCGTGCTGAAGGTTTTGCTATTTACACAAACTCAACTAAGAATGGCAAAACTGCCTATCGCATGGGTACACCTAGCCGCAAAATGGTAGCAGCTGCGTATCAATTGCACGGTAGCGACGCATTTAGCCGCGGCTAATCTTAGATAAAATCTTACCTATATATTATGAGCATTTACAATTTTGATGATGTTGCATTCCGCAAAGAAGCAGATCGTATTTACAAAATTCGCGCACTTAAAGCTAGACCTTTAACTGATGAAGAAGCAGACATTGCAACCGCATATTCTAGCTGGAAGTATCAGAAGAATAAGAAGAGTTTAACTCCTCAGAAAGCTGCGAAGATTCGTAAAAAATTGCGTGAATGGCATAAGGCGAAAAAAGCAGATCCAAGTAAATTTGGTGATCTTGAATTCAAATCACTAAAAGCTCGGGTTGTTGCGTTTGAGAAAAAAGGTAAGATTCTTAAGTTTAATCTTACTCCTGAGTACATTCAAAAGATTTTTAATTCTTGCGACGGTAAATGTCAATTGACCGGATTAGCATTTAATATGGAAATCGGTACAAAGGCTAAGAGAAATCCGTATAGGCCTAGCGTAGATAGAATTAATTCTAATGCAGGCTACGTTAAAGGTAACATTCAAATAGTGCTAGCTATTGTGAATACAATGAAAATGGATTATACAGATGATGTAATTCATCCCGTGGTGCAAGCCTGGGCCTCTAGAATCTAACTCTAGACTTCATTACCCCTTAGGGCGACTTCGGTCGCCCTTTTTTTATCTCGATTACGCAGGATATAAATATTATAGATTAATATTCTAATGGACAATCATGATAACTTCATTCAAATCTTTTCTCATAGAAGAAGCTAGAGAAACAGGAAAAGCATCCGATGCAGAGGGTAAATTGCATGAACTACTAACGGGTTTGCATTTTAACAAGGGAAAGCACGTAGAATCTTACCGTGAAGAAGGTCAATTGCCCGAAGATATACATAACAAATTGAAGGATGAGGTTAGTCCCGAAACCTACAATCGCATTAGTAAACATGCTAAAGAAATGGCAGGCCATTTACATGATTTTATCAAATCTAGCGGGTTTAAAGGTAAAATAGATAAGACCGCTTGGACTTCTCAAACTAAAGATATCGAGCATTTTACTGGCAAAAAAGATCCGAACAATGAGTCAGATTTGATGACTAGTTTGGTACATGGAGTCGGGTCAACTAAACCAAAAGGTACAGTAGAGCATCTTGGTTTTAGTATGAAATATGCAAATAATGCCCCTACCCTAAAAAATAAAACTCCTAAAACCTTAGCTGATACATATGGTGCAGACCACACTCAGTTATCTAACCCGCATGAACAACATATAGCAGCGGTTAGAAAAGTGTTAGGTGCTAACAAAACTACATCTGCCGCAGAAATGCATACTAGATATAAAGCATTAAGAGGTACAGATGTAGGGGATGCTATAGAAAAATCTTCGCATTCTTCCAGAGTAGAAATGATCAACAGATTACATAAACATTTAAGTAAAATGACACCCGATGAATTGCATGCGCAAGTAATGAACCATATTGCAGGTCCAACGAATACAAAAGTATTAATGGCAAGCACAAATTCGGACGGTAAACATAGTATTGTTGATACTAGAGAACATTACAATAAAATTTTATCGGATCACCGAGGTGAATTATCAGTTAAAAAGGGTGAAGGCACAACAATGTCTATCACCGGTAAAGGAGGAAAACCATTGTTAAATATTCAAGCAGTAAACAAAGGTAGACCAACCAAGACTCCCGAATTTATAGCTAAACCTGGCGCAAGTCTTTTAAAGCATTAATATGAAAACATTTTTAAATTTTCTATCAGAAGAAGTTGCTGAAAAATCTAAAGCAACAAAACATTTAACTCATCTTGGGGGTGAAGCGCACTTCTTTGGTAAAAAAGAATCAGACGCAGATGTATCTAGATTGGAAGAATTACACAAACACCTATCCGGAAATCCATCTGCTACCAAAGCAGTAGTTATTAAAGCAGATGGATCACCTTCTTTCGAAATGGGATATGTTAAAAATCCTAAATCCGGTAGTAAAGAATTTGGTGTGGCATATAAAGGTGCTACAAAGGGGTATGCATTTAATCAAGACGATGTAAAAGAGAAATTTGGACACTCTGCAGGATTACAATCTAAAATGGGGCAGTTACTAGAACATGGTAAAAAGATTCTGTCACCGTTACATGGGGTGTATCAAGGCGACTTCATGGGCAGTAAAAAAGATAAAACAATTAAACAAGAAGGCGATGAGATAACTCATAAAGAAAATTTAATTAAATATCATTATCCTGCAAATTCGGAAGAGGGCAAGGCAGTAAAACGAGCAAAAATAAGTGTGTCATTGCATACTAGAATCGACACGCCTGAACCGGAATACGAAGTAGATACGTCAAAATTTCATAGCAATTCAGATGTACATATTTTTCATAATAAATTAAACAAAAAGAATGTTGATTATAATTTAGATGACAGGCAAGATTTTGCAAAACATCTTTCCAAAGCAAAAGAACATTTAGGCAATATTAAGCAACATGATCAATTAGTAGAAGGGCACACTCCTCATCTACAAACATATATCAATAAGACAGTTAGAACAGGTGCATCTCCTAGCACCGCTGGTTATGCGTCGCACCTAGATGAAGCAATGCAAAAAGAAGTAGAAAAAGTTAAAAGACCAGAAACAAAGATGCGCAAATTTAATGAAAAATTGGAAATGCTGCATCATGTAGAAAAGAATAAAGAACATTTTGGCGAATTATTCAATGCACATAAACATTTAGATAAGGCAAAGAATATTTTATTAAAGACTTTAGAAAACTCAGGCCAAAATCAAAAGCATACTATTGACGGCAAACCAACAAAACCTGAAGGATTTGTGGTTGGATACAAAGATGGATCCGTCGCTAAGGTAGTAAATAGAAGCAAAGAAGGTTTCTCTGGACAGAATTTAAACAAATGAAAACATTCAAAGAATACTTAGACGAAGATTGGCAGGATAATAAGTATAAAAATCCTGAAGGCGGATTAACTAAGGCCGGTGTTATGGCTTACAGACGAGAAAATCCGGGTAGTAAATTACAAACTGCAGTTACTACTAAGCCATCAAAATTAAAACCGGGTAGTAAAGCTGCAAACAGAAGAAAATCTTTTTGCGCCCGTATGGGAGGAATGAAATCCAAATTGACTTCTGCAAAAACAGCAAATGATCCTAATTCAAGAATAAATAAAGCTTTGCGTAAATGGAATTGCTAGTGAAAACATTTAAGGCATATTTAGAAGAATCAAAAAAACATTCGTTACATATTTTTGATATAGATGATACGTTACTGCATACTACTGCAAAAATTCATGTTAAAGACAAACACGGTAATACAGTGCAAACATTATCTAATCAAGAATTTAATGATCATCATCTAAAACCAAATCACAGTTACGATTTTGGCGAATTTAGAAATGCTGAGAAATTTAGTAAAGAATCAACACCTATACATAGTATGATAAATAAAGTAAAGTTGGTCTCCAATCAACCGGGACACCATGTCATTTTTAACACGGCTAGAGCAAACTTTGACGATAAACATAAATTCTTAAATACTTTCAAAAAACATGGAATCGATATGAGTAAGATACATGTTATACGTGCAGGAAATATCAATAAAGAGGGAACTCCTGCAGCAAAGAAAGCATTAGTTATTCATGGATATATAAACAAGCACAAATATAACGATGTGCATATGTACGATGACAGTAAATCTAATTTAAAAACTTTTTTGGATCTACGATCTAAGCATGCATCTACTAAGTTTCATGCACATTATGTACAAGGTAATGAATCTAAACCCTTAGAATAAGAATAGCATATTTAATAGGGTACATAGCAAATGATAACATCATGTCAATAGGTAGTCAATGAAAAGTATTAAAGAAAAAGAGCTTTTGGCTAAATTTGCCAAATCGTTAGGTCAAGAAATCGATCCGGCATTAATTAAAGAGGTCGAATCATTTAATTCCATTAAAAAAGATGCGCACGCTTCAATTAAGAAAAATGCGTTAAATGACCTAATGGAAGCGTTTAAAACTGCTAATTTGGAAAAGGAAATAATTGAAATTATTGAATATCCTTTGCCACCTACGTTAGATGAAGTATTGTCTATTTTAAATGAACCAGACACGGAGATACTAAATGAGTTGGTACAAAAGAACACCATTGAAGAATCCTCCATTATTGAAGAAATACCCATCCCCGCCCCAACCATCGAAAAAACTCTTGCCGAAAGAGCCGCCCAATTTATAAGTGAAGCACCGAAAGATAGTTTTCAGCAGCCTGACCCCGATCCAGTTTCAAAGAATTTTGAAGACATTCAACGTAAATTAAAATTTTTAGAAGCAACAATTGGAAAAATTGCAGTGGCTGGACCAGGATCCGGTGAAACTAAATTTAGGATGTTGGACGATGTTGATAGATCATCTATAGGAAATACAGATCAAGTTCTTAGATGGAACCCCGATCCACGCGGTGATGCGTATGGTAAATTTTTCTTTGGTCAAGTTAGCGGCGATCAAGGACCTATTAGATCAATGCGGTATGACACAAATGGATATGGTGCAAATGCAAATGTTGTTCCTGGGTTAACTGCATGGAATACATCTCAGGATTGCTTAGACATACATCATAAAGATGGATCGGTATTGCAAGTTGGACTAGAACAACATATACGAGTGTATAATAATACTAGTAATGTATTATACAATGGTACGTTTGTACAATTTGCCGGAGTCGTTGATACTGGGGCGAACGTGCAATTTGAGGCATGTAATTTTGTTGTTACGTGTCAACCGTATATCTCAAATACTACCGCAGATCAACTGTACACGGTTGGAGTTTTAACAACTGACGTACTCCCCAATACTATAGGTAGAGCAACGACATTTGGTGAAGTTAGGAATCTTAATACTACCGGAAATTTAGTTAATGAAGTTTGGTATAGTGGAGATTTGCTATGGGGACATCCTGGTATCCCCGGTGCACTTACAAAAGTCCGCCCAACTTCTCCAAATGCAGTTATTTCTGTGGCGGCAGTTATACATGCAGATGTGGGAGATGGTATACTGTTAGTGAGACCAACTATCGAATATCGAAGACCATATGGCGTGTTCTCTAGTAACGTATCACAAAATGCAAACGTCATAAACACGCCGTATGCTATTTCATATAACACGGTTAATTTTTCGAATGGTATATTTGCAAACGGGGCAAATATCTTAATGAATGGCAATTATGGCCTATATGATATTCAATATAATTTACAATTAGTATCTACGAATGCAGCTGCAAAAGACGTATGGGTCTGGGCAAGAAAAAACGGATTGGATATTCCTCTTTCCGCAAGAAGAGTATCAATTACTGGAAATGGAGTAGAAACAGTTCTTGCTGGTAACTTTTTTGTTAGTATGGTATTCAATGATAGGTTTGAAATATATTGGGCAGCAAATTCTACTGATGTTAGATTGGATGCTCCTCCTAGTACTACTTTTTCTCCTGCAATACCATCTGTTCGTATATCCGTAGCTCAAATAGCTAGATAGCCAAACAATCAAAACATATAAATAATAGAACATTATATTCTAATAGATCTCATGAATTTCAAAGACTACATTAAAGAAGAGTCAACCAAAAAGGACACGATTGTTGTCTTAAATGGTCGCATGAATCCAATGACTCGTGGTCATGAGGATAATATTAAAGGAATGACCGGATTCGCAAAAAAGCATAATGCCGATCATTTGGTTATCGCCTCTCATTCGCACGATAATAAAAAGAATCCACTTGCGCCTGAGCAAAAATTAAAACATTTGCAAAGAGCTTTTCCTGACGTAAATATTAAAACTTCAGACAAGCAACATCCTACGATTTTTCATCAGTTATCAAATATTCACGATCAGGGATATAAGCATGTAGTTCTTGCTAGCGGCGCAGATCGTACAGAAGATTACGACCGAATTAAAGAATATAACGGCAAACATGGTAAACATGGTTATTATAACTTTAAATCCATCTCTACTGCAAGTACCGGTGAAAGAACTGAAGGCATATCTGGGACGGATATGCGAAATCATGCACTCAATAATAATTTTAACGAATTTAAAAAGAATCTTCCTACAAAACTTGCGGCAAATACTGAACATGCGAAGGAAGTATTTAATGATGTAAAGACAGGATTACAACCTAAGAAAAAAGTAACTGAAGATTATGAAAATCCTTATAGATTTGATTGGGGTACTCCTGGCGGTACAAAATATATGCAAAATATAACTCCTAACAAACCTACGGAATGCGTAACACCCGGGGAAACTTGGAGTCAAGAAAAGGGAATGTGTGTCTCTATTAGAGAGGCATACATTAATGACGAAATTTTTAGATTAAATGAAGTTGTAGAAACTACTAATGGGGATATTGGTCCTATTGTTTTTAGAGGATCTACATACGTTACTATGAAATTAGAAAATGGACAAACAGTTAAGCATTGGTTAAAAGATATTGTTGAACATACTGGTGAATCATTTAGCTCAAAAATATCTGAACCAGTAATAACATATAAGAAAAGATTTAGTGAGCAAAAAGCAGCTCTTCTAATGTCTAAAGAGGCATTATCCGAAATGTTAAATACACAAAAAGAAATAACATATCAAGATTATAAAACAACAAATCTTCATATGTGTGCAGATGCATCTAAGCAACTTAAAGAGTTGATGGCAAACTCTAAACTTAATCCTAAATTTGTACTGCAGGCAATACAAGCAACAGATCAATATTTAGGAATAGAAAAAGCTGCAATGAAAAATGGCTATGCAGATCAAGAAACAGTGCATAATTTTATAATGAAATTTGCAATTGCACATGATACTTTAAATATGTTAGGTTATCCGGACAAAGAACTCGCATATATGGAAAAGCATTTGACAATTATGTCAAATTTAAGTATGCACAAGGATACAAACTTTGCAAACGAGATTGGCACAACTATTAATACTTATGGGGCAGAAGACACATCTGAAGGTGTTGATACTTCAGACTATGCAATAAAAATAGATGCATCAGGAAGAAAACGTAAAGTTCATCCAAATCGAATAATAAGCGATAGACAAGTTGTAAAAGAAACTAGAAAGACTGAACCTATGAAAAATAATTATAATACGTTCCGCAAAAAGATACAAGAGATTTATGAGCCAGATCCACCGACTCATAGTAGAGATATTAATTTCTCAGATATCAAAGATATATTTCATGGAATAGATAAACCTATTCATGATGAGACCATTGACGGAAAACCGGTAGGTATGGTATCTTTTAAGACCTTTATGAATGAGCCAATGAATAAAAAATTGGCAGCTGCGCATGAAAAAGATAGACAAGATGTGCATAGAGATCAAGTAGAAATTAGTTCGCAACATTCTCCTTCATACAAAATGATGAGAAAAGTAACCCAATTGGAGCCATAATATGAATGAATTACAGATAGCACTCAAAAAGGTATTAGCAAATACATTCGTAATGTATTTTAAAACTCATACATATCATTGGAATGTAGAAGGAATGTTTTTTCCGCAACTACATGAATTCTTTGGAAATTTATATGAAGAACTATATGGTGCGGTAGATCCTATTGCAGAACATATTCGTGCAATGGATAGTTATACTCCTTTATCGCTAGTTGAATTAAAAGGATTATC